CCGCTGTTAATATCCCCTTCACCGTTAATGTACTTATATTTAGATTCCCACCTTGACTTTCTTTTGAGGAAATCCGCATCGACATGATGAATGAAAGGAACAGACTCCGCGTCCTTCTCAGCCATAGTGTACTTAATTCCGTATTCGCCAAACACTTGCTGAATACGGGTATGATTGTATTGTGGAAAGTCTGAATGAACGGACATTTTTACATCATCCCCGTATGTCATACAAGCAACAGCTTGACTAAATCTTCCTTTATATCTCGGATAGATTAGACGAAATACGCATCTATGGTACAATGAATTAACAATAGAATTTGTGTAAACGGTTAAGTTTTGTCCTGAAGGATTAGATCCATACAATTGAATCAATTCTCCATTTAGACTCATGACTGGATAACACACTTCAGTAGCAACACCTCTCATGATAGAGAGATCTTCTTCAGTGTATCCAGCCATGCGACCAATACTTTCGAACACTTTGTAAGAAAGCATAGTCATACGAGCAGACATGTGTTGATCATACGCACTGAAATCACCAGCAACAATACGATGTTGTCCAAATTTTGTCATATACTCATTCAGTTCGTGCCAACCCCTACCCTGTGAATTAACTCCGACAGCGCACTCAGATTTGAGTGCTCCCATCGAAAGAAAGTGACACATTGTAAGGAAATACTTCCGAACATTCATTTGAAGAGAAACAGGAGAGGCTTGAAATGCTCTTACCTTATCCTTTGTAATCTTCGTTGGCTCATCCTTTGTGCAAGTTTTAAAAAATTCGTAAGAACGTTGACCATTGAGCCAACATTCACGTGCTCGTTGAGCGAGACGCAAAGTCTCGTCATCAATTGCTCGAGGACAAGCATTTTCAGACTCGATATCCAAATCGATCATAAACTCACGTTTAGCCTTATTTACAGGCCAACCCATCGACGTACTGGGTTTCATGGCATCCACGAATCGCAATGAATCAATACCAGAAACAGTTTCAACATCATCTAACACGCGTACACGTGCTAGTAACTTCTTTCCATAATTAGATTCTGCCAATTGTTTGATTTCTGCCATATAATCATTATATGCCCACTCCAAGACGTGTGCTGGAAATTCCTGATATGCATTTCCTGCACCAGTCAAGTACTTCTGGTATGGAGCCCAATCTCGAACTGAGTTTCCTTCATCATGAATTCCTCGGCAATTAGCTGGTTTTCCATGAATGCGCTTAACACCTGTTACTTCTTCAACAACTTCCGAAGCAGGTGATATCACAACTTGTGATCGTGGGCGTACCTTACCTTCCGGCATAGTTCCAAAGTGTGAAATTTGTGCAACTTCCTGGAACCTTATTGGACTATGTTTCTCAATCAACTTCTTTGGTGTAAAATCCTTTCCATATGATTGAGTGATCATTTTACCCGAACTTTTTGCCAACACAACAGTTGTTCTCGCCGACAATGTAGCAATCGCATTCATTAGATCGTCTCGTGTACAACGAGTCAATCCCCCGACATATAAATTTTCAACATTACCTGCAGCATGAAATCCTGCAATATATGCGTTTGTTGGTGTTGCACTAACGTGTGTCGCCAAACAAAACCCTCGGAAAGTTGGCTTAGTGTACCTTACATATGCTGCATTAAATTCCGCCAATTTTGTTTTGATATGTCCACAACGAGTGATCCTTGTGTCATCATAACTCAATGTTCCATCTTCATTTCTGTAAATGGAGCGAGTGCAAACTTTATGATTTGTAATCTTGTCCGGAAAGAATTCAACTAAATTCTTTCTGTCTCCTGCACGGGGACAATAGACAAGGCACAGATCGGAATTGGCGACTTTAACACAATCCTCGGGATTGATCAAACAATCAAAGTTCAATCCGGACATAATTCCTGGTCCATCCCTTCTGATTTGCATCTTTTTAATTTCTGTTGGCATCTCATGACCTGGAATCAATAAAAGTGTCGAATCAATAAAAAGTCCATTAGAAAAATGATCCCCAATTTGAACTCTCACTTGCTGTTTTTCAACGGCCTTCTGCAATTGTTCTCCAGAAGCATTTTTCTTCAAAGGTTCAGGAAGATCCTCTAGTGTAGGTGCCAACCACACATTTTCTTCTTCCATGTGAACGGACATTTCATTTCCATGTGATTCATAATTCGTCATTTTCTGAACAGTTTTGTATACAACATAAATTGCGATAATCGCAGCAGCGAAATAAAACAATTTTTTGCCAGTTTCTCTGTCCATATCACGAATATTTTTCAGAATACGTGGCATGGTTTCACGTGAAGCAACAATCTGTTTAATCACATATTCTTTCCGTGCACGAATGGCTGCCGCACTTGCTACGACATAAGTTCCAATACTGGCCAATAATGAACATGGATACAAAATGCAAGACGCAATTCCATAGATCACTGAAAATTGCATCATCTTTTTCCCCCATTCTCTACTTTTCAAGGCAGTAATGAGGTAATGTGCTTTCCAATTATCAAAATTTCTCTGTGGTATGTAATTTTCCCATTGGAGAAATCTTGAATTTGCACAATGTTCATCATAGAATTGCTGGAAACATTCTCCAAATTGGGATTCCATGCACGTACTACAATAGGAAGGATGAAATCCACAAGGACACAGCTTTTGTTCAAAAATCTTGTTTGTACTACTCACAACAGAACGTTGAATCTTCACATGTGTTGCAATTTTCTGTCTCAAAAGCAATAGCAATTCTTTCATACCAATGTTAGTAGCTTGTTTAATATCACCATCTTCATTCTCATAAGTAACGAATTTGTAGCAAGCTTTCTGACATGTGCGATCACCTTGATCCACTCCATAGCATTCTTGAACATCGAAAATCCACGCATCTGGTGTGTAATTGCCACGTGCCGCTTCAGAAGCCAACATTGCAGCATTAATCGCTGTCTCATTTTCCACATATTCAGGTCGTACACGAGCGGAGATATGTAATTTAAACCGTCTCAATAAAGAAACTGGTTCATTGGAACATTCTCTTGCCCAAGTTTCCCACACATTCGTAGTAGCAGCAACAATGCGAGGCTTAATTTGAATTTTACCTTTCATATCTGCTTCAGCTACAATTGCAGTACGTGGAATGTTGTTGATGAAATTAATCACATTGACAGAAGGGTTAACTCCTGTTGTTTCCATCTTAGCGTTTGCCAAATCATCTAACAAAACTGCTTGAATGTGTGATTTGTAATCAGAATGATATTTATCCATCTCATTCAAAGTACAAATAGAAGCAGGATCAACTTGATAATCAGTATTACCTTCAAACCACGCCGTCTGTTGCAAAGCATAAGTGACTAAATTGTTCACAATGGTACTTTTCGCAATAGAAGAAGGACCCCATATCAAAAAAGAATATGGAGCTTTCCTCAATCCTCCTGACACACGTGTCAGTTCGAATTCAGAATATAATTTCTTCAAATGAACCAACATGCGCGTCAAAATCACAGCATCGGTTTTAGAGGCTTCCTTCAATATCAATTCACACTTTGATATACATTCTTTCAAACGCAAATCAAAATCATTTTCATCATTCCAAGGAGATCGTTGCCAATCGCCAATCTTAGAAAACTCTGAATAACCCTGAAAGTCAGAATACATCAGATTGAATTTTTGTGTTTCATCATCATCAAAGAACAAAGGATTAATATTCCCTGCCTCAAAACATTTGTATCCCCTTTCAACAAAAAATTTCATAGTTGATAGGATAACATCAATAAGATCAGCTGCAGTTTTATGACCTTTTGCAGCATGAAATCGGAAAAGATCCAAACCTCCAGTTGTCAATGACAACTGCTTAGATTCGGAAACAAATCCTAGTGCTAAAAGCACAGAAATCAAAGTCGAAATTTTTGATGTTAAAGCACCATCTCGTATCAATTTCCAATTCTTAAAAATTTGGTCGAAGAAACCAGATTGCGAATCCCAAGTAACAGTTTCCTTCACTCTGGAAATAAAATGCCAAATATGTGATTTGACATATCGCAAAACGAATCCTGTTTCTGAATTCGCAAAGTCTTCGTAATTTCTTTCTTGTGAAAGCCAAAAATCACGGTCTGTATACATCTTGCACAACGTATTAGTAGGTATCTTGCCATGGGCCAAGAGATAGGCATCCAAAATAGATGTGTGTTCCCTCAGCCAATGGAAAAAGTCTTGAATAGTGGCAGTCGTCTCCAATATTGAATAGTCGGCAGATGCTTTAAACATCTTAATTGCCTCCCAAATGTAAATCAGGTAGTTCTTCCGACATTCAGAATTATATGACGATCGTGCCCTTTCACATTCTTTTTCCAGAACAACCAAAGGTTGGTTGTTCGTCTCTTGCACAATTTCCTTTCCTGGTGTTCGCATAACGAACATTGCCTGGATTTCTTCAGCAGAAAATAAGTTTTGCACGTATTCAACAATCATTTGCGACATGCTTACATCCTTGAAGTGTAACTTCACGTACATCGCTAAAATTGAAAGAAATTGTGTAACTGTAGTACAGTCTCGCAATGAAATGAGTAACAAGATCAAATTTTCTCCATAATGGAGAATTCGATCTGTTCCCAATTCTGTTGATTTACAACAAACCTGTTGCCATATTTGGCTCAACATGCCAAATCCATTCTTCGCCAGGCCCAAACCTGCTTGCGATTCAAATCTCATCCTCAAATTTTTGCACAAATAGTTCAATTCAGAATTACGGATAACATCTTTCCGCCTTTGTATCCGACGACTTGCTTGTCGGACACGATTTTTCTGTCTTCTGTACTCCTTTTCGGTCAAACAACCCCAATCGAGTCGGGGTTCAGGGATAGGTTCGTAAATATCGCTCATAAGTTCACTGCTCATCTTTGTTAATAAAAACCGATGAGCCGAGTGAACTAAATAAGCGAACAACAAAGTTCGGTTATTTTAGTTCATCAAACGGGACAAGTTTTAACAATGATACAGAATTTAATAAAACTCAACTCTTTAAAAGAGGCTAGTATTAAATTCCAACAAAGCGTGTATGTTGTGCCTAGGAGTAAACTCCTTCAAAGCAACCAACATCTTGACCCTACGGCTCCCTGTCCATACTAATCCTTTCGGAATTTTTGGCCAGGCGTGGTATAGTGGCTAGTTCTTTATATATACACAAACTAGCAAAAAGCGTCTTCTACGCGTACGTAGGTACAGTTGGGCAGGGCAAGCCATGCACCCAACCGGAGAAGTAACGATTCTCGTACGATAGATTTTTCACAATCAAAATCTTATATAAAACGTTAAAAATTTACTATTTTCTAAGTAAATTCTTCTTTAAAGTCTCAAATGTTAAATGGAAGACTATAAAGTGTTCAATTTTTAGTAACATCGTGTCAATAAAGGGAATTCCAAAACCCTATTGTGATGATTCGATTCATATAGACTAAAATACTCACAATTTAATCTTCAAGTCAGCAACCATAGGTATACAAAGTTCAAGCTTTGCATTCCTATGTTGTGTGTTACTGAACAAAAAGTTTAAACTCGGTATATGGCCGAGACGTAATCAAATAATACTACATGCAGAGGTGTAAACCCCTGCA